GTTGTTTAGCTATCTTAGTATCTGTATCTTCATATCCAAACTTAACCTCTTGATAAGGTAGAGCTTTATCTACTTGTGTAGAACTTGGGTCAACATAATCTGTTACATCTCTAACTGTACCTCCATTATAGAAACTCTCTAGTGTTTTAACATGTATGATTCCATCTTTTTCATAAGCTGTTAAATTGAACATCTTAAATAGACCTGTTAAGAAATCTATAATCTTCAAATTTGGTAAATGATTCTGAACTACAAACTGCTTTTCTATTTTAACCTCAAAAGCAGGACTTGCATTAGTACCTGTAATTTGAGATATAACTTGATTACCAGAAGGGTCTGTAGTCTGAACTTGTAAACTTGTAATATCAAAAGCAGTTGATGTTTCTATTTCTAAAGTATAACCTTCACTACTATTGTTCAAATGTTGACTGATACTTCCACTTGTGTTAGTACCTCCTTGAAATGTCTTTGTCATTATTACATCTGAACCTTCTTTAATTCTAGCTGTGAAAGTTGGATATGCTTGTTGTGTGCTTATTGTCCAAACTCCAGTTACTAATTGGTCCACTTGTAAGTTCTGAACATAAACTGCAGCATCTGCTACAATAACTGTCTGACTTTGTTGAGTTGGAAACCCTGTAACTTGCAATAGTCCAGTTCCC